TTACACCGGAATGTCATCAGCGTCTGTGCTGTTGATGAAGAACGTCACGCGCCCGAGCACCTCAATTTCCTCCGCCGCCTCCCCTTCTATCGCTTCACCATCATCCGTGATTAATGTCCTTCCCCTAAGTTTCGCAAACTGCGTCCTGCCGCCGGACAAAATCAGCAGAACCTGACCTTGCACTAATCGGGTGACCGGTTCGATCAGCGCGAACCCGGATGAGGTTTCGAGTATGCGCGTATCGATGCCGACGCCGCAGATGAGTTCTGGCGTCATTCGCTGGGAGGTGTAATCAGCTGCTGGAGAGGGGAAGCCCATTACAGACCTCCGTTCGGGTTATAGAGCATAAAGGTGCGCGCCTGGCCCTCACTGGATGAGATGTCCTTAAAGGTCGAGACATGGCTCTCGATCCAGTCGTTCGCCTCTTTAAGCGTCCAGTCCCAGTTAGCGCGGGCCAGGTGCTTCACGAAATCCTCAGTAGTCACCGTGCGGCGGCCGCTGAGCTCGTGTTTAATGGCTGCGTGAAAAGCACCCTCAATATCGATTCTGCGTGGCATAAATCCTCCTTTTTATTTCACTGTGCATTTATACAGTAGTTTTAAAGGGGATGCAGATCAATGCGGCGGCACCTATCAATACCGCCGCCAGGAGTTAAAGGGTGGATACGAAATAAACGACAGCGCACGCCAGCACCGGTACAAACCAGTCGAGCAGGCTGGGCAGGTTCCATGCGCGCCAGGAGAATCCGCCCCACCACGGCATATTGGCGCGCTTCCCTGCGCCGAACTGCGCGATCCAGCGGTACTCCGCCTGGGTGTGCTCGCGGGCGATAAACCACATGCAGCCTATCGCACCGCCAGCACCCCACATCCCTGTAACCAGTCCGACAGCGCATTGCAGGGTTACAGCGATGGCAGCGTGTACAAACGGAGAAAAATCAGCCATGGATTGCACCCTCCAGCGCCTCAACACGCTTTAACAACCGCGCATAATTGCGGCGCTGAAGCTCCGCCTCAAGTGCAAAAGCCTCCTCATAACGGATCCCATACTTAGAGCCAGCTTTTCTGGCTGGGATAATAACTTCGTCGTAAGCCGGATTGCCCGGGATGAGCTCTCCATTCTCACCAATACGGTCAGGCGTAGCTTCGTAATGCTGAATAACTTCTTCCTGATCTCCCCATTCGTCATAACAGGCAAATCCGAACTCGAACGCATCGAGGTCGTGACGCGCAAATGCCTCGACAGCTCGCTGGGCTACGACACCAAAGTGCCATCTGGCGTCTTCACCCTTCTCTTTCACCCTGTCCAGAAATTTATACTGGCACCAGTTCACCTCAGACCAGGCATCCAATATGGCGTCAGATATCCCCACCGGAACAGTTTTCGCGCGCTCATCAGAAGTCACTGTGAAAGCGGTCTGGGTAAATCCACCTGACCATGCAGAGCCTGAAACACCGCAGCTATACATATTTGTAGAAGAGGGTCTGATGGTTTTAGTCACCGTTTCGCGGCAGGTGATCTCTGCAATCGCATCGTTAGCAACCCCGTCAGCGCCGCCAACAAATCGAATAATCCCACTTGCAACCGTCGTATCGAGTCCGGTATGTGCGCGGATCTGCCTTGTTCCTGCCACTCCCAGTCTGGCGAGCTTGATGTCGCTTGTAAGGAATGCATTAGTATCGGAATCCAGCAACCAGTATCGGGTATTTGTGCCGTTATCAATAATGTCATTAGCCAGCGACATGCCAATGCGCTGGTTGCCATATACCTGATTGTTTGCCGCACCCGTTGCAACAACCACGCCTCGGGTTAATCCGTTAGAAATAGGGTTTGCAACTGTGTTGTTAGATGCAGATCGTGAAGCCGAAGCGTTGCGCCTCAATCGGGTATTGGTTGCATCTTTAGTGAACCCGGTTAGCAGGACATCATTCGACGAAAGCACGTTCTCATTAGAGCAAATATCAAAAGCAACATACGGCTTGCTTTCATCTCCAGGCTTGTTATAGACGATGCAGAAGTTATTGGCGATCTTACAGTGGTTGCTCCCTAAACCAGTTCCTTCACCAAGTTCAACCGCTGAAATTGAAGTATTAAAGTGGTTGCCAATAACAAAAATCATATTGCCACCGGTATCGTGGGAAACAATACCGCGCTGACCAGCGATGATGTGGTTAAATGCGACCGTCACGCCTTCTGAGCCGCTTGTGACATCCATAAACTGGATGAAATCACTGGCGCATCCGTTGGTAAAGTTGATGTCTCTGGACTTGTTTGTCAGCCTGATGCAGCAATTGGTAGGTACGGCATCAAGTCCACTCATAGAGCAGTGGTCCATGAATACCTGACTAGCCTGGTCAAGGTGCACGCAGCAATCCCAGCCAAACGCACCGGTTTCATCGGTCGCAAACAGGACGTCTGTTAATTTGAGTTGTTCTCCATATTTTGCCGTATGCGTGCCTTTAAATCTCAATGCCGTGGCATCTCTTGCACCCCGGGTGCGGATAGAGGTATTGATTACTCGCATCGCTTTTCGAGTGCCGGAGATTGACGAGTTATCAACGACGAACCCGCATCCAGGCTCGAAAATAATTCCTGTCTGACCCTGCCCCAAACCAAAGACATCAGAAATGAAGGCTGTCAGCGTGATATTGCTGGCGCACTGATATAAACGGGAGAATTTTACGCCGACCCCCATGGTCTTTGCGGCAGTAAATGCATCTATAAGGGCTTGCGTATCGGCAGCTGAAATTGCATCCAAGGCACCGTACATTTCAGGAGATACGAAAGGCGTTTCTTTATTGACGTTTGACTGCCTTATACCAACAAGGGCAGCACCTCCTGACGCGGCCAATTCCTGACGCAGCGCCGCATCCCCCACGCTGACAAAATGCGCGGAATCGTTAGCCCACGAGGTTGCGTCGTTACCCGTCGTCGTAAACGGAATGCTGGTTGAAGCGGTCAGTTTCCAAAGCTCGTTCTGATAACGAATGAGCTGGTTATATTCAGTTATGGTAAGTGGGCCAGCGGTATATTCCCCGACAACCTTATAACCTGAGCTCAGGATGAAATTTTCAAAGCGCTGCTTCTGGCTGAGTAATTGCGCTAAAAATTCCTGCTCCATCCCCCAGAAGCTTTTTCGTCCTCTACCGAATCGGTCCTTCCAGATTGCCTGGGTTATATCGTTTAACGCAAAGTCAAGATTCTGAGAGTTATCAAAAAGGTCCTTCGGATCCATGGACCCTATCGGGTTTTTCGTGGCGTATGTGGTCATGCTCGCTCCGGGCGTAAAAAAACCCGCCGAAGCGGGTCAGATAATGTTGAATGGCTGTTAAGCGGCGTCACCGGGGTATGTGGCGTCGTCATAGGCATACTTTCCTGGGTGGTACTGGATGGCTGTTACCTGACTGATCCCGTCATTTCCCGGAGATATTTCCCCCACCAGTGCGTCATACGGCACACGAACTGATGAGCAGAACAGCAGGCGCGGCGGTTCAATGTAAGCGTCGTTTATCGCCCACAATTCCGGCTCCAGCGCGGCGCTGTACGGCACCGAGATAGTGAAGTCATCAATGCGTGTCGGAATAACCATTGCTGATGCCCGCCCATCCTGGTGGCGGATAATCACCCGTGGGTTTTCAAACGACCAGTCCGGAGCCTCACTGAGCGTCAGGGTGATTTTGCTGCTGTCATACGTCATGTCGGTAATCAGGCAGCTCAGCGTCTGGCTGCCCGGAATATCGTCGGCCAGCACAATGCGATCCATAAACTCATAGCAGAGCGCATCCATCTCGGTAGAGGTAGTGTGCTGCAGGCGCTGCAACTGATAACCCAGCAACCGGCGCATGCCGATGCGGTAGGCACGGTCTTCATCCAGAACACCATCCAGCGTGTGGCTCTCGATTTTCAGCGGCGTAGGATTGCCAGGCTGGCGGCACTGCACGGTTTCTTCTGCCCAGGTTGTGCCGTTGATATAGGTCACATCCACGCCATCGTAGTCGTCCTGTGATGGGGCTTTAAACGCGGTCTGCAGCTCCTCGGTGGTTTCCTGTGGGGTGATCATGCCGACCCAGGGTTTAATGCCTTCCCTGCCGGCAGACGCCAGCCCGTCAGACAGAAGGAAATAGCCCATCCCTGCGTTGGTGATCTTCTGCAGCACCTCAAGTGCGGATTTACTCTCACCGCTCGCCCAGTCGAACTTCTCACCGCGTGGCGTCCAGTAGGTTTGCTCAAGCGCGTCAATCGCCGCCGTGTCAATCTGGCTGGCCTTGAACCCGAGCGACTCCAGGACGTGGTAAAGCGCGCCACTGATGCTCCGCGCCGTTCTGCCACTGCTGTAAATACGGGTTGGCGTGACGCTAATCCGGCGATCGGACATGGCCGCCAGGCGGTTCCCTGTGCGCACGGTCAGCGCCATGGTGGTGACGCCGTCGTACTTCGTGGGGCGCTTGCTCAGCCGGGAGCGCAGCGCCTGCCAGAATACCTGGTCACGCGTGCTGCCACCCTTAACCGGTTCGGTTCGACGCATCCGGATCTCATACTGACCGGGAGACACGCTGTAGCGATGCGTAAACCCAATCTGGTTTTCAGTGCTGCGTGAATAGAACGGCGACTGCTGCTGCCATGCGGTGGTTCCAACTTTGCGGTACTGGATCACAAGGCGCACGGGCATTGAGCGCTTATTACCTTTATCGGTATAACGCACCAGGCCGCTCTGGAAGTTGATGTTCACCTCGAATGCGTCCAGCGTTTCGCCGTCCGGGCAGGCCAGGAACGGGCCAACCCATTCGTAATCGTCACTGACACCCGTCACGGTCGCATCCAGCAGCGTGCGCTCTGTGAAACCAGGCCACGATGGGTCAGGAGTCGTGATGGTCTCACCACCCGGGCCGGTGGTGACCGTAAGCCGCTCCACGGTTACTGTCTGGCTGTCCACATCGGTGATCCGGAACTGATTGCCAGCCAATCCCAGAGAGAAGCGTTGAATGCCCTCTGGCAGCCCTGTGAATGGCGTACCGGTGGCGCTGTTGTAAGCCAGGGTAATGTGCGCCCTGACCTCCGTCGTGCCGCCCGTTGATTTCACACCTGCCGTATTAACCGGAGCATCACCGAAAACAGCAACGGGTAACGGGCTGTTAGTGATGGACCCGCCGGCATAAGGGCTGCTGGCCTCGCCGATTTCAAGCCGCCCACTGTTATCGCGCGCTACCAGGCCAGAGCCTGCGAGCTGGGAGGTGATCGAGGAAACCAGGCCTGACATGGTGACGTAGTTGGTGACCAGTGATACCGGGTAAGTCGTGCCCTGCCAGCTGATGCTGAACGTCACAGGCGCGGTGCTAAAGTCGTAGGTGGTCGGCGCGGCGCTGGCAGTTATGGTTGCGGCACTCCCACCCACCCCCGGCACTGCCGGAACGCCCGGGGCATAGCTGGCAATCACCAGATCGTAGTCATTGCCGTTATAGTTCAGCGTCACCGGCATGCCTACATAAGGTGCAAGTTCCTCTATCCCGCCATAAATCATGCTGTAACCGCCGGACGACACGACCGTATACGAATTTGGGGCCAGTACGGTGATCACCGTTCCGACGGTCCACGACGGCGGGATCTCCTCATCGCCAGACGACGATACGTCCACCAATGTGATGGAGTTTACGGACACGACCAGCGCATCAGCGATAATACTGACCGTCTCCGGGCCGCTTGATCCCAGGTCCAGCCCGGCGGTACCGGAGCCGGTATTCCCGACCTCTGGTGAGTTGAACCAGTTTTCAGTGCGCGTATCGCCGGATACCGTGGCGCCAGGCGGATAGAGGGTATAGCGCACGTCGGTACCGAACGCGGAGATCGGCGTATTACCGATCCGGATATCGGACTGGTTAATCACCATATCGCCGACACCCACGCACAGGAACATGCTGGTTTCCATGCTGGTTTCATTGACGAACCGGCTTACCGGCTGCACGACGTAGTCAGGCCATACGCGATATTTGCCGAAGATTTCACGGATGGGGTCACCAAGTTTCGCCGCGTTGGCTTTGGCCGGATTGAGGTCAATCTGGTCGCCGCTGGCCGCCTGGGAACCGCCGCCGCCAGCCTGAGACATTGTGCTCATCATGTAGATGCTGTACGCAGCAGAGGCGACAGCTACGCTGACGGCCACCCACAGCGCGATTTCTGCTCCCGTACCGTACGGTACCGGATACATACGAACGTCGGTTTCGCGCTTGATAACGCACAGTGGCCACTCAGCCGGCGGCACCGGAACGCCGTAGATTTCAACCGCAACCGGGTGCTGCTGATCCGGTTTCCAGTCCTTCACGTTCTGCGTAAACCAGGCGCTGAGTGTCATCGTTTCATGTTGATGCGTTTCCAGCGGTTCGCCCGGCAAGCGGGATGGGTAGATTCGGATCGTCACTGGTAATACTCCACGCGAACAAAGCGGCGCGCAAACCGCGCCAGCGGCAGAAAGGTTACGTTGGTCCGGGGATTGCACTCTGCGGCACGCAGCTGGCCGTCAATCTCGACCACGATGGCAACATGTGTCACCACAGAGCCGGAATAACAGGCGATACCCGCGCCCGGGGCAGGCTCACATCGCGTCAGGCCAGCCATCAGCCCGCGCGCCTCCCGATCGAGGCCGTTATGATCCTTCGTGACTCCGGCGAAATCAGGCCACGGAGACAGACCCAGATCGCGCCTGATTTCGTTGACGATGCCAAAGCAGTCCAGCTCGGGGTAAGCGCGTCCGCCCTTCTGCCACTCGACAGAACGGTATTTATCAGGGTTAAACCGACCGTCTTTGCAGGATGAATTCATTATTGAGGCGCTTGATAAGCTCATCATTTGACTCCTTAATCATCTTCTCTGCCTCTGATCGGGTGATGAGATCGGGCTGGTTGTAGCATTCATGGTGGATATCGCGAGGATGCGCTGACGCCAGCGGGTTGCCGGTGTTGTATTTTTCCATAATGGTTTCCTACTGGAGGTAACGGAGGCCCGGGAAGTCCGGCAGCGTATAGCGGTAGCGGGGCCACGCCGTATCCAGAATATTCATGTAGCCAGCGGTGATTTGCACCTCCGTTGCGGTCCATGAGCCCTCTTTAATCGCCAGGGTGAATGGCGGAGAGGCAGGTGCCGACAAATCGGTGGAAATATAACGTCGAAAGGTCAAAGAGGCATTGCTGAGGTTGTCGAGTGCATTACGGATTGCAGTCGATACCACACCGTCGATATTGCTGATGGCGAACTTGAGATCCTGAGTTCCATCGGAATTGCGTGCCGGCAGCGCTACATCAATGGCAGAGCCGGTGAAAGTGGCCTGCGCTCCGGTTTCAAGGGTAACAGTAATATCATCCCATCCGCGGGTCAGCCAGTAGCTCTGGCCGCCAACGTTAATCTGCAGGGTATCAAGTATGACCTCTTCGCCAGAGGAGGCATAAAGTCGGTTCAGCACAGAACTGGTCATGCTTCTGGCCACTCCTCATTTAACGCAAAATCGATTATGTCAGATCCGGCAACCAAGTCAGGGAAGAATCCCCAACCAGGCGGTAGCAAAGGACGCTCCCACAATTCAAGCTGCGCGCTGTAGCGCCAGTATTTAGGCGAAACTAACGTCGGGCCTTCATAGATATCAGTGAATCGACATTTGTAGGTTTGCTGGCAGCCAAGCGGCGTTTGCAACTTCATCAAAAACCATGCGGCACCATCGGTTAGCACGTCTCGGTACCAAGATTCAAATAGCTGCGCTTGGTTATGCTTTGGAAAAATCCAGTTCACAGTCGCTATCGTTGGCGTTGAAGTGTATTTCCTACGCTGTCGCGCGCGGCCTGCCGTTGCTTGTGTACGCTGTATTGGGCTTACAGGTTTAAACCCATATCCGTCCTGTAGTGGCATCGGCAGGTAACCATGTGGATATGAGGCCAAATCAGACATTATCCTTGCCTCCTGTTCGGGTAGACGGACTTCAGGGCCCGACCGAAATCATTGTCGGGTTTAACTACCTGGGCTGCCATTTCTTTACGGATCGATATAACCAGCTGGCGATTTCGCTGGTCGATGGCTGCCAGCGTTGCGTCGTCAGGTTTGCCCGTGAAAGAGTTTTGAATACTGATGGTGCCACCAGCAGAAGCCTGCCGGGACTGCTGCACCCTTTCGAGGGTTGCATCGAGCTTGGCCGAGGTGCTGGCAGTAACTACTCGCTCCCCTTTTTGCAGCAACCAGGTTCCAGTTTCCGGCACCCGGTCAATCCCATCATGAGCCATGCCAGCGAGCGATTGCCCGGCGATCATCGCTACTGATGCGTAGCCGACAGCGCGGATTGCTGTGGCCGCCGGTATCCCCATAATCAGGCCGCCTTCCGCCATAGCTTTCGTTGCCGCAAGTTCGGTGTTGATAACAGCCTGCGCCATAGCGGCCGCCTTGCTGGCGATGAATAGCGTTTTATAGGCGATACTGCCTTCCTGTCCGATGCTCTGCAGCAGCTGCGCTGACTGACCCGCGAGATCAGAGAACATGGCCAGGCTGGCAGATGTGTATCCCGCCTGAATGCTCTCTAATTGTGAAGCATTCGTCTTATTGATTTCAGCGACACGGTCTGCATAGGTTTGCTCGTTGATTTCTTTCTCATCGAGCAATTTTTTCTGCATTTCCAATTGAGTGTCATACCATTTTGCCAGTTCCTTCTGCGTATCAGCGACGCGTATAAGTTCGCCGCTGGCACCGCCGACAGAAGAATCGATACCGCCAAACTTTGGGGCTTCCTGAACTGAAGCTTTCGAGATGCGCTCCATGGTCTTACGATATTCTTCAGTCGCTGGCGCCGCCTCCCGCAGCAACTTAATACGTTCCCGGGTGGTATTTAGCAGCGCCTCCTCTGGTTTCAGCAGATCTTCATTCAGGGATTTCAGGCGCTCAACCGCGTTGAGATGATCAAGCGCAGCGGAGTTACGCAATAGTTCTGCCTTTTGGCTTTCAGTTAAAGCGGCTAACTCCCCTCGGGTAACCTGATATTTGGTTTTGGCGAGATCGGTGCTTTGCCCGGAAAGAGCGATCTGCTCCTGCTGCTGACTAATGAGACGCTTGTAAGTTTCCTCCAGCTTCTCCGATGCCTTTTGCTCTTCGGATTTTGGCGTCTTTTTCTCTGGCTTGCTGGCTTCGTTATTGCGCCAGGCCTCCAGGCTTGTGCCTATATAATTCTGGCGCGCCGTCTGAAACTCTGGGGAAGAAGTTAGGCCAAGCGCATCGGCTGAAAACCCGAGTCTCGCCCGCTCGCGCGCTTCGCCCTTTAATTTAGATAGCACCAGATCCTGCCGAGCCTTCTCCAATGCATCGGACTGCTTGTCGGTTACTTCCGCTTGCGGCAAACGCATCGGTGAGTTAGCCAGGCCCTGACGCGCTGCCAGCAGGCTATTACCTAGACCCAGAAGGCGGTTAAATTCAGTATGCTGACCATTCATCATCAGCAGCGACTGATAGGCTGCATTCTGTTCTGCGGCCTGCTGGCGAATTAATGCGACCCTTCGGTTCTCCAGCCCCTCCAGTACATTTTGAATATCCTGGGATTTGGCCTGCATTTGCGATAAACGCTCTTGCTCAACCGCCAGAGCTGCAGTGGCATTTTCTAACCCCCGCGTGGCTGTTTCTACAGAGGTTAAGTGGTTGATCATGAAGCCACCGCTGGTTGTCGGCCCAGGGTTGGCTAGCACGTACTGATAACCAGCAATTTCTTCTTTAAGACGCTTTATCTTCGATGACTGAACATCCACTAATCGGTTTTGCTCATCAAGAGCCTGCCGGGTTTTAGCCTGGTTGTCCGTGGTTTCAGAAAGGCTGAGGTTTTTTGTGCTGGAACGAACCTCTTCGATAGTGGACGCGTATTCCTGCGCTGATCGTCGAGCCTGCTCCTGATTTTGGTACATGGTGTACCATGCACCAGCGCCAAGCATGATCAGGCCTGGCACTCCACCGATCAGCCCCAGCGCGCCACCCATCAGTCGCGACCCAACGGCCGTCACGTTATTCAAAGCTCCTTGGGCGGCTGTCCTGGCGGCAATATTACGCCCCAAAGATTGCTGGGCTGCTGAAAGACGCTTTTCCGCTGCAGCTTGAGCATCAGTACCGCGCGCAGCAACCACAGCCTGTTGCGCGCGATAAACAGCGGCACGAGCACGTGCTGTAGAAATCTGCGTGCCGCGCACCTGGGCTTCAGCCAAAGCAACTTCGCTTTTTGCTGCGCTCAACACGCCAGCGGTCGCTGATGCGGTACCGGATACTATGCCACCAAGGTATCTCGCCAGACCAACTGCAACCAGAGCCCCAGCCGCCGATGCGACAGAATCAATATTTTCAGCCAGTGAGTCGAGCCCGCCGGCAAGAGAACTGGTCGCACCGCTCGCCTGGTTGGCACCACCGACCCAGGCCATGAAGGCGTTTTCCACACGCTGTGCGGAAGCCGCGACAGTAGCGCCCATCTGGGCCCCTTCAGCTCGCACTTTGGATAGCTGACCGAGCAAAGCCGGCATAACAGTGTTTGCCGTAAGCTGTCCGGCCTCCGCCATTGCGCGCAACTGCCCGACGTTAACGCCAAGGCCATCAGCCAGCGCCTGGGCGAACCGCCCGCCGTTCTCCATGATGGAGTTGAACTCATCCCCGCGCAGCACACCTGACGCCATAGACTGGCCAAACTGGGTGATCACCGCCGAGGCTTCGCTCGCACCAGCACCAGAAAGCCGGAGTGTTGTGGCCACCAGCTCCGTAACCTTTGCGGTATCTGAGGCTGTGTAACCCAGTTGCTTAAGCGACGATGACATGCGTGAGAACATGTTGGTGTTTGCCTCAACGCTCGTTCCCGTGCGCTGGCTAATGTCCATCAGCACACGCTGGTTCTGAGTGAATTCTTCGGCGCTGCCCGAGGCAAGTTTCAGACGGCTATTAAGCTGCGTCCAGGTATCGGCATAGTTGATCAGCTGTTGGGTTGCGAATGCACCAGCAAAAGCCCCACCCAAGCCCATTGCAGCGGATTTAGTTTCATTGAGCTGAGCTGACACTTCAGCCAGGGCTGTGCGGGTATCGCGTGAAGCGGCCGCAGCCTGCCGCCCGCCGTTCTGCATGGTCTTATAGTAATCAGCCCCCATGCGCGAGGCCCGAGCAATCTCTGACTGAAACGATTGAGAATTGGCAGAGATTTTAATTATTAATTCGCGCAGAGTAGCCATTCAGTAACCCCATAAAAAAACCCCGCAATGCGGGGTTAATGAAATATCAGTTTGCTATGGGATGCTTAATCCTTATGCCAATATCCCTCAGCTCCGGCATAATGGATCATATTCCCCAACAAAATTTTTACTTCTGTACCATCATTAAGTTTACCGAAACCAGATCCGTCGGTTAATGCCGAACCAGTTCGCAATACCCTTGCGGTACCGGTTCGTCCATCATTACATGTCATAGTTACGTCCAGCATCGGATTAGAATCTAGGGGATTATATTTACCCTTGCACGAAAAACCTTTTGTATTCGATGCTTCAAAAGTGCCACTAAATAAAGAGCCTGTCGCATTACCCATCAATGGCTCTTGCTTTCCCTTTTCCAGAACCATTATTCCGGTATGGACGCATCCCGATAGACTTAAGGTCATAATCCCTGCTGCCAGATATTTTTTCACGGTGTTCCCTTTTTGAATAAATTTAGGGATTATCCTAATTTACACGTGGACATAAGTCATCTGGCAGCTTCCAAAAATGCAGCTTCTAAACCGGCAAACGGATCATTTGGGCTGGCTTTTTCCGCATCACCGGTCCACTGAATGACCGCTTCGTCTATCGGCACTTTTACACCTTGCGCCCCATAGATTGCCGAAACGAGCTGGGCATTATGTATGTCGCCCCGGACATCCCCGACCGGGCTGATACGATCGTATTCAGCCCACATCAGTAATTCACTAGGAGCCATGGTCTGGCGCAACTCCGCCAGGGTTCGCCCCATCCGTAGAGCCAGCGCCATCAGAAACTTCATGCCCGGCGTTGCTACTTTTTTTTGGTGTCGTCACTACTGGCTATCAGATCCAGAGCCTGCTTCAGCAGCCGGGAGTGCACTGGTCCGTAAACACCCTGCACCTCTTCGGCATCCTCAGGTGAAAAAACAGGATCCTGATTCTCGTCACAGACCACATCGATAAAGAGCGTTACGTCGGCGCGCAGGTTGCGCATGGCCCTTTCAGAAACAGAAAGCTCCTCGTCGCCATCTTTAACGATCTCCTGCCAGCGCAGCCAGGCCTCGGCTGATGGTTCGCGCAAGATCACTTTAGCGCCGCCCCACTCTTTAACAGTTTCAGGTTTATTACGGAAACCAGCCATTCTGGCCAGCGCCAGTTCGCGAATGTTTTGACCCATGTAATTTATCGCCGGTTGACCCGGCGCTCCGGTTAACTAATTTCGACGTCACAAACAGTGGAGACAATGGTCGCACCCACCGCATCAGTTACGATTACCTGCCGTCGGCCACTTTCGCTTGCTGCGGCGTTATTAAAACCAATAGTTGTTGTGGTATTACCCAACCCGGAATGCGATCCATTTTTGTACCAGTCGTACTTGTACGGCGGCACACCACCGGTTACCACTACGCCAATAGAAAAGTTGTCACCGACCGTGGCGGTTTCTGTTGCTGGGAGATCGGTGGTGAATGCAAGGGCAACTGCCGGCGGCGCGGTAATGCGGGTCGGCTTGCCTTTCAGGCGTAGCGCGAACGTAGCGGCTACCACGCCATTTGTACCTGTAGACCAGGTGTGCTGGCGAACTTCGGCAAAAAACTGGAAACCAATACCGGAAGGAAAAGTGATGCGGAAACCATAGACGGTGTCATTGTCGTAGGCGTCACGCAGTGCTGCCTGTCCAGGGTTTTCTTTGAAGTTCCCTGACAGAGACATCTCGGAAGCTGCCGCCAGCCCATTAATGTTTTCCTGCTCATCAGAGCAAAGGGTTGTAACATCAATATCTTGTTTCTGCCCTGCCGTGAACTGCGCCTCCTTAAGCGTGCAGTTGAGCGGGAGGAATGTTGCGGCATCTACCGTAGTGGGGGTGGCAGGTAACGAAGTGATCTCAATCTTCGTGCCCTGCGATTTTTCAAACTGAGCGCTCATTCGCTGTCTCCTGAAAAAAAGAAACCCGCCGAAGCGGGTGGTTGTAAAACTGGGGAATCACCAGGTTACGCTGGCCTCAAACGTGGAGCGATAAAGTCGGGAGTCCGGTTCATAATCCTGATATTTACGGATCTCGGTGATGCCGAGAGGAGTAAGCGCTTCAATGGCAAGGCGACGGAGTTCCCGCGCGCCGTCCACCGTTAACGCATAAACATCGATCTGAATGGTGGTCATTGACTCTGCGGCGCCACAGAACACATCAGCAGAATTTTCCTGCGGCAGCGAGAAGACCAGCCAGGGAGGTGAGATCGAGACATTCCCATCTGGCGATAAAGGTGCGACGTACGGGTAAACCTGTCCACCAGCCAGGCCGGAGAGCGGCAGATAAATATCAGCTTCAGTCATTTGCTCAGCACCTTATCAATTGCCTGATTCATGCGCTGAACCGCAGCTGCGTACGCTTCATCTTCCCGGGCATCATAAGCGGGCCGGACGAATGGATGAGGTGCCAGTTTGGACGTGCCAAGCTCCACAAAGCGCCAGTAAAAAGCGTTGCGTGGGTTGGACGCCTTCATTGTGTTGTCACTGCCACCCGTGCGAGGGTTAACGCCTCTGATATGAACGCCAGAAGTAATCTCGCCATTTCGACCGCGTTGCGTTATCACCACCACATTTCGCCGAAGTTTCCCGGTATCCACCGGAGCCCGGTCAATAACCTCCTCACGCAATATGCCAGCGCCAGCCCGGGTGGCATCACGCAGCACTTTGTTGTTCTCAGCTTTGCTCAGCCGGGTAAGGTCGCGAGCGATGTCCTCAAGCCCCGAGAAGTCCAGATTCAGATCGATCACTTTTCAGTACCTCTCTTGCAAAGAATTTCCAGGCGAGCGCCCTTCCTGTCAGGGATTGGCTGGCCAACAACGTTAAGCAGCGCGCCGGCAAGCGGTCCCGTTAGTATCTTCAACCGTGAAGCGGCCGATATGTCCTTGCGAAAACGCATCCATACCCTGACTGTTGCCTCAGGCGATTCCGCGCCGGAGGAAAGCTGTTCGCGGCCGCTGACCGCGAGAACTTCACCCCATACCGTTTCACCATCAGACCATTGCTCGACGGGCTGGCCGGAGGGGGATCGGGTGGATACATAATTCTGAATGGTGACGCGGTGCCGCAGCCTGCCTGCCTGCATATCACCTCCTACATTGTGACGAACCTGTAAGGCTCAAGAAGGGTTTTAAAACCAAATGGTAAAGTCGAGACTATATTGCCAATGTTTACTGGCTCCCTGTTTTCATACCAGTGCCCCACCAGCAGCATAAGGGCCAACTTAACATCAGCCTGAATAATGAGCCCCTCCGGATCATCACTGGGCAAGACATCATCATAGAGGCTTCGTTTTACGTAGTTTTCAGCCGTTCTTCGCGCGGCGCCGATATAAATCTCCAGGAGTGTGTTGTCGCTGGGATCATCACCGTCAATCCTGCACTGCGCTTTGCATTCTTCGATAGTCAATCCCATGGAATTATCTCCAGCTCGCAATCAGCAGAAAAACGGCAATAACCGTTATGTGAATTATTTTTTTGAATTCCTTTGCGCCTTCACATCCACAACAGGCGCAGGCTCTTCATCTACGACAGGTACTTGTTCTGGCGGCGGAGTCGGTGGCGGGTCAATGTCACCTGAAGGTTCTTCGATACCGAGAATGCCGATCTGCCCGGCAATCTCAATCGCCCGGGCTGGGAGTTCTTCATGCTCTCCGGCCTCGATGATTTCAATACGGCAACCGTCAGGCGACCATTTTAGTGGTTTCAGAAGTGTGACCATTTTTTATCCTCAAGGCGGGCTATTGCCCGCCATCAGTGAAAGGTTATGGAGCTACCGGCGCACCGATCTGCATGATTTTGATAGCCTGCGAATCCGTCAGCATGCCGCCGGTACGTTTGGTGGTATAGAAGCCAACAAACGGTTTGTTGGTGTACGGGTCACGCAGTACGCGAGTGCCCAGGCGATCAACAATCGTGTAGCCACGCTTGAAGTTACCGAAGGCGATCGCCTTTGCATCAGCCGCAATATCCGGCATCTGCTCGTTCTCAGCGATACCGTAACCCACCAGCATTGACGGCTGACCAAGCTCAAGACCCGGGCGCCACAGGTAGTTATCTTCTTTATCTTTCAGGATACGGGCTGCGAACAACGTGTTGTTGTTCATCATGAATTTAGCGCCGTTGCGATGCACTTTGCGCAGCGTATAAATCAGTTTGATAAGCGCATCCGCAGTGAGGCCAGTGGCTGAACCAGACAGCATATGCTGCAGGGTGCCAAAAGGCCGCGTTTTGTCATCAGCCAGCGTAGAGGCATAAGCCAGAAAACCCTTCGGCTTATCGCTACCATCGCCTGTGGTGAAGGCAATTTCTTCAGCCTCTGCGAAACTCAGCACCAGCTCACTGTTGATCCACGACTCAACATCGAAGAATGCATCATCCAGCATGGTTTGAGTGGCCTGCGGGTTGGCATAAATTTCGCCCATAAATGGCTTGATCTGTGCCAAGGTCGGGGTGTCCGTAGCCGTACGGGCATGCGTTTCACTTACCCATGCAGACTTACCACCACCAGTATTCACTACCTTGCGATAATCAGGTGTGCTCAGGGAGATAACCGTTGCCTCCTGGCGCATAACGACTTCATCATGCAGCAAGTTCAACAGACTACGATCCAGATCCTCTGGTACCGCATAGCCACCATCAGCATCCACGCCCGTCTGAAGCGCTTTTTGTTCCAGTTCACGCAGTCCATCTTCATTGCCCTTACGGACAAACTCCATAAAGGCCGTTTTGTGCTCGGTCACTGATTTACCCTTTGAGCCGCCGCCCGGGCGTTTGGATGCTGCAAGTTCAGCTTCCAGATCGGACTTAAGATTTTCCAGCTCGGACAACTTTCCGTTGAGCGTTTCTACCTGCCCCGCCAGGGCCCCTTTTTCGTTTTCGATAGCATCAATGCGCTTATCGTTTTTGGCTTTGAAGTCTTCAAACTTCGCCTGCAGCTCCTGCGCGACCTGCTCAACATCTTTAATTTCGACTGCCATGTTTTTACTCCAGATTAAAATTTGAGGTTTTTAAGTGCATTCAAAGCAGAGTCCACATCATCAGCGTCGCGCAGATTCAGTGTGCTATATCCCCCGGCCATGAATGCTTTGGCCTGGGTTCGTGAGAGCCCAACGTCGCGCAGGACCCTTTCGATACTTTTTTGTGAAGGCATTTCGCCACGTGCAAACGCGCTTTTCACATCGCTGATCCGCGCCTCATCATTTGACGGGAACGTCACCGGGCTGACTTCCCAGAGGTCGATTTCCTTGAGAAGAAATACCTCTTTGGTGCGGTCGTACTCCCAGTCCTTCAGCATGTAGCCAATAGAAAGGCCGGTTAGAGAACCGGCCTTCATGTGGGCATGCGCGCGCTTTGCGAGGGGATCGTCGTCAATGAGAAGCCGGCCCTTCACATACAGCCCGACGTCATCCTCTTTCATGTCGGTGTAAACACCGATCGGCTCGTCCATCTGGTGCTGCCAGAGCATCGCAGGAAGTGACTTCTTCTCGCGCCAGACGTCCAGCGACTTACTGAATGCACCGGGAACGACCACGTCGTCATAACTATCCTTCACGCCAAACACGGAGCCATAGCCTTCAAACTCGCCGTTGTCACTGACGGATTTCAGTTTCAGCGGTATGTCCAGCCGCTGTTTAGTCATCGGCATCTCGTTGCTCCTCGATTTTGGCTTGCTTGTTGCCGTCAGATGGTTTCGTGGTCATGTTCATTGGCGTGAGATAGACCTCACCACCATCACGCGGATTGAGATCTTCAAGTTCACGACAGTCATTGGGTGAGTAGATCCCCCAGTTGATGGCGGTGGCGTAAGAATCAAATCGGGATTTCATATCCCCGCGAAGCAGCGCGCCTGCATTGAATTTCGCGTAAAAGGTGCCCTGTTTAGACTTTCTGACCAGGCCGATATTGATGCGCTGTTCGATGCGCGTGAAATAAGGCACCAGGGCATAGTTAATAAACCCGATACCGAGGTTCTCAATATTGCTAAACGTTGCGCGATCCGTGTTCTGAACCATGTGCATTGGCACGCGGAACAGGCGGCAGATTTCCTCAAGCTGAAATTTTCGGGTTTCCAGGAACTGGCTGTCCTCTGCGTTCAGGGCCATTGACTTCCAGTCCAGCCCCATTTCAAGGATCATAGGCCGATGGGCATTACCCAGTCCCTGATGCTTTTCCTCGAAATCCGCTTTCAGGCGGGCGTATGCAGCATCGCTCAGTTCGCTGTCGGTTCTCAGCACTCCCGATGTGACAGCACCATTGCCAAAAAGCCTGGCGCCATGTTCTTCAGTGGCTAGGCCAAGAGATATAGCCTCTCTGGCATAGGCTATGGGATTAAGCCCAACGAGCCCGTCAAGAGTCATGATACGCACATGCCAGATGTCATCCTGACTGAGAACATCCGTGGTACCGTCAGGGAAGGTTACCTGATAGATAGGCTCCCAGTTGCTGTTGAGTTTTGGCGCTACGCATCCGGGGTCAATTGGCAATAGTTCGACCACCTCCCCCAGAGCTTTGACCTTATAAGCATAAAAATTGCCCCTCAAACAGAGACACAGGATCACCAGCTCCCAGAATTCCTGGGGCGTCATATAACCATTGGGTTGTAGCGAAAGAAGCTTATGCAGCCGTTCGCCAGTCGCCTTTTTTTTGCCTGTCGCTGTGGTCTGATAAAGACTGCAGGGCAGCATTCCGATGGATTCAGCCAGCACCCTGACACAGCCAAAAACAGCAGTGAGTCGCATTGCGCGCTGGCTGTTAACTCGCTTGCCGGTGTAAGTGTCGTAAGTGAGCCCAATCTCCTGCGCCAGCTCGGCTGAGGTAGTGACTGGCTGGCTGCTTTTGGCGAACATGCCACGGAAAAACATTAATCACCTCCCGTGGTTGTTGAAGGGGCCGACAGGAATTTCGCCATCAGCCAGGACCATAACAGGCACAGTACACCTCCGGCGATATAGCCTGCGGGGGGATAAATCATCCACGCCCCAAATGAAAGCAAAAGCGCTCCCAGCACTCCTACCAAAGGAGTGAGTATTGTCAGAATCATAAACGCCTCGGTTAAAGTGAACGTATGCCGCGTGTTTCAATGCGCTCGGAAATTGAGTCGACTTTTTCGTAAAGCATTGAGCGGCCGATCGCCATAATCAGCGCAACCGCGCCGTCGATTTTGTTTTCGTTCTGCTCTTTGATGGGTTTAACCACATCGTCGTTGCCAGGCAGATATTTCCCGACGACGTTACTGATACACCAGCTCATGATCGGGTTACCGTCGTGATGAAAGCGGCCCGACTCAATGGCGGCTTCAAGCTCCTTCATAGGGTCAGACATATTGGTGTAGTTCTGAACGATGGTGACAGGGTTTAGTGATTCATCGGCCAGATCGTGTGAAAGACCGGTGGCGCCGAACGGGTCAATCGGTGATTCACTTACGGGATTCAGCTTACTTGCGGCTTTCGCCTCCTCAAGGATGTAGCGGTAATCCACTTCAGCCCCGTCGGTCAAGCTCAGTACCTCCATCTCAACCCATTTCTGGAAGCGCTCTGCAGTTCGCCGATCCTCGTTTTTTTCGACGCTGTATACCGTGTCATACGGTACCCAGAAGCGCGGCGCCACGCAGTAGTAATGCGTCTTCCCGTCAATTTCCCGGGTAAACAGGCGCGCCATGCTGTTCATATCCAGTTTGCGCGCCAGGTCGAACGCCAGCACACAGGGTTGCCCCTCGAACTGTTCCAGCGTCAGCGTCTTGTCTTCGCAGTTCTGCCAGGACACCAGGTTAAAGAACGCGGACCGGGCAGCGACCCAGATATTGAGGTGTTTCGTTTTGAACACGCCCGCCTGGCGGGCATTGTTGATAGCGCGCTGTTGCTGGCTCAGCAGAAAGTCGCGGTAGACCGACACCCCCATATTCGGGTTTGCCTTCTCCAGCACCTTCGGGTCGGTCCAGTCATCACCTTCATCGACCGTATAAACCACGCCGAACAGCTCCTCGTTGGGCACCGACCCATTGAGCATCTCAATCACTTCACGGCGTTTGTCGTAACAAGGCCCCTCGATGTTGTAGCCCGCTGTGGTGATTGCCCACATCAGCGGCTGCCGGCGGGCACCCATGCCCGTCAGCATCGTGGTGTACAACGCATCGGTCGGGTGCTCGTGATATTCGTCGACTATCGCGCAGTGTGGCGAGGCCCCGTCGCCGGGGTTGCCGATCAGCGGCTCGAAGCGGGCGCCGTCTTCCGGCCGGTTCAGGTTTGAAGCGTTGACCTCGATGCCGAACGCCTCCACCAGTAGCGGGGTGCGTTTGCACATCAGGCGCGCAGGTCGGAATACTTCCCACGCCTGTTTTTCCGTTGTGGCGCCAGAGTAGACCTCAGCGCCGAACTCGTTGTCACAGGTGAAGCAGTACAGCGCCACGCCGGCTGAGATCGCCGACTTGCCATTCTTGCGGGGGATCTCGGTATAAACCTCCCGGAAACGGCGAAGCCTTGTCCCCTTCTGCACCCAACCAAAGGCACAGCAAATGATAAAGAGCTGCCAGGGCTCCAGGGTGATTGGCATCCGCTTGAATGCCCACTCCCCTTTGGTATGCGGCAGCAGCTGAATAAACTTCGCGGCCTTCTCCGCAATGTCTTTGTCAAAGCGGTACCGGAATTTACGGCTTTTCTCCTGAGCCATATCGTCGATATGGCGCTGGCAGGCCTGAATGACATACTGGCACGCCGGGATCTTCCCCCGCACAACGTTGCGGGCATACTGATTCGCGGCGTTAACGTTGGGATACGATTTCCGGCTCATGAGCTGATCATCTTCAGGAATGGGTTGGAGGTTTTCTTCTGACCGGCAAGCCCGACCAGACGCTGGCGACTGCTGGGGTCAAGGCCCAGCATCGAACCGGTAGAACTCATCTCCGATTCCTGTTCTTTCTTCGCGGTCAACTCAGGATTCTTTATCTTGCCGCCCATTGCGCCGGTTATGGACAGACCATCCACAGCGATATTCTTTACCGCCCGGCGCCAGAACTCATAGGCGACACACCAGCGCTCGAGCACGGCGAGATCGGTAACGCAGATCAGGCCCTGCCCGCATAATTCTTTTGTGGTCAGTTCCCACATGATCGCCGCGAGCGGCAGATTCTCTTCTTCAAACCAGTCCGGCGGCGCCACGCCCTTGATGGGGGTGAACACCGGCTCTTCTTTATTCAGGGCTCGCTTACCGGGGTTCCCGGCCAGCTCCTTGCGCGCCGTTGGCTTTGGGCGGCGCCCGGAACGCCCCGCCGTTCCAGCCATAAGCGACACTCCTGGTTAAATTTGATTTTTCGCGGGTATAAAAAAACGAGGAGGCGGGCAGTCCGGAAGGCGGTCGTCCGCAGGGATTTGACCACCCCCTCCCCCGGCCGGACGCAATCGAGAATCACTCTCATTTGATGCGGTCGCGCGCGGTCTTCCTGGCATGGCAGGACCAGCACAGGCTCTGCAGGTTCGCATCGGCGTCAGTGCCGCCATGCGCCTTCGGTTCGATGTGGTCAACGCATGACGCCGACTTGGCAACACCCTGCTTCAGGCACTCCTGACACAGTCCTTTGTCCCGCTTCAGGATCCGCGCACGGATGATCTCCCACTTCGTGCCGTAGCCGCGCTGGTGTCGTGTCTGGCCGGGTTTGTATTGCTTCCAGCCTTCACCCTTGTGAGCGTCGCAGTAGCCTGAGGAGTCTGTTGTTGTCGATCGGCAGCCGCGAACGCGACAGGCCTTTGGTGTGCGTGGTGGCATAGCAGCCTCTATTTAAGTCATTAAGATGAGCCTGCCGTAATGGCTATAAAATGTGCATTTTAACCCTGTGTTTTTATCAGGATTCCATTACTCATTAACCATGTCTATTGTGGGTGATAGGGTCATATGCCCTGAAAACTGGAAAGCATGTGCAATGAATTTAGAAAAAAGACTAATCAAGGATCGTAAGTGCGGTTCATGTTCTGTGTGTTGTACTTCACTCCGAATTGAAGAGCCGTCTCTTAAAAAACTGGCTGATGTTCCATGTCATAACCTCAGAACGCAGGGTGGCTGCGCAATTTATAATGACAGGCCCCAAGTATGCCGTAACTGGTATTGCGGATGGCGAATAATGAAAATTGGGCCAGAAATGAGACCCGATCGTAGTGGAGTTCTAATCCGCTTTGAAGGTGAGTCAGTTTGTTTTCAGCCCGTAATTGATGACCAAGTCTCTGCTCTGCTAGAAGAAGAACCGCTGCGCGTATTGGGTTCCTTGATCGCCAACAACGTTAAGGTAGACATTTCAATACCTACAAAGGAAGGTTTTTGTTCAGCCAATATAGACGTGACAGAACATATGTCAGAAGCTGTTAAAAGCAGAGAGTATCCCAAGATGCGTTCAGCATTACTTTCCGCAATTCAGTTTGCTTCCCTTTCACAGACAGATCCGGTCAAGCCGCTTAGTTGATATTTCAAGTCGGGGAGTTTCCCCGACTTTTTAAAAGAAAACCGATCACAGTGTTTTGTTTTCTCTAAAAGAGCTTGCTCAACATTATTATTTAATGCCATTAACATTTGATCTGATTTAATAACCGTATTTTCCAAAACAATTCCCGCCAATATTAATAACAACAATAATTATTTATATTGCAATATCTAGGGATATACCCATGATTGCAAAGCTCAAGTGTTACTTCACAGCTTTGTACCAGGACTGCCAGCGGTATTTATCCAGGCGCAGCTGGCGCAGACATTCAGCAGTTTCGATATCAGCCTGCAGGTCTTCGTCGCTATTGACGCCAGCGTTACTTCCCCTGCACGGCTCTTGCATCAAATCCGCTGATGGAGTTGGCAGCGTCGATTGCACGCTGGCGCAGCTGCACAGCAGCATCGTCAAACTGGCACACAGTACGATCCGGAGACTGAACATATTTCACCACGTCGCGGGTAATGGTTCGGTAAATCACTTTGGACTCGGCGGTGGCTGCAGCGGCTTTCTCTTCTACCGGCTGAATAATCTTCTCGGCCTTATCCTTCTTCTTCGCCGCTAACGCGTTGATATGGTCAGCGTGCGCGCTCCAGCCAGAACGCCAGGCGATCGCACCGGAGACCGAGGCAGCGACCACCAGCGCCAGCAGAACGTAACGGAGCTTCATGACAGCGCCGCCAGCGCCCGGCTGTAACGCACTTTGCGGTCAGCCAGTCCGTTCTGCCCACCGTTGATGATCTGCGTGACACGCATAATATCGCCGGAGTAAAGCAGGCAACCGCGTAACGCAAAGAACCAGGCAGCCGACCGGGCAGCGTGTCGTTCCTGCACCAGCAGCTCCGGTGTGCTCACCAGATCCAGCTTTAGGGCCGCGCCACATTTGGTGTAGTTCTCGCGTCCGGTGATCTGCAGCAGACCACGGCCACGATACTTCCAGCCATCGCCCGGGCTGTTATTACCCATGCGATCGCCATATACCAAGTTGGCAATCTGCGGCTGGTGGGCGGTCTGTTTACCGTCAACCCGGCCCAACATCTCGCACTGGAACACCGTCAGGCGCTTACCGAAAGTTTTCTTCAGGCCGTCTACCGAGTAGTTGAAGCTCTCCACCAGCGAGGTAAAGCCTGCCGATTCGTGGCCCAGCTGCGCGATGAACATAGCCTGATCGTTAACTGCGGTGATGCAGAACTCTTTCATTGCCGCGTCGATATGCGGATACCAGCGCGCAGCTAATTCGGCGCTTAGCCCAGCCGCCTTCTGAAATTGTGCCTGATTCATAGGGTTCCTTACTTGGTGTCACCACCGAAGCGGACGTTGATAACACGGTTTGCCACCGAACGGACCTGCTCGACGCCGACAAAGCCCAGCGCCCCGCCGATAGCGATGGAAAGAGATTGAGGAAGGTTGACGTAATCCAGAGCGGAAACAGCGGTCAATGTCATGGCGCCGCACATCAGGCCCTCCAGTAACATCTTTTTCCAGCCGCCGCCGCCATAGGCAATTCTCAGCACTGCCATCACCACTGACAGCAGTACAGCGCCAATGGGTGTTTCACCACGCCACCAGCTATGTAGTAGATCGATTAACTCCGTCCAGGAGTGAGGGTCGTTATGCATTTTCATATCTCTCACCTCGCTGGTTCGCGGGTGTTGTGTGGGAAGGGATCAGGCTCTCCGGATGAATTAACGACAGGACCTTGATGGGGGTTCCGGGAGCCTGAGATAAAAAAAGCCCGCGTTTTAAGCGGGCCTAACTGAGTTGGAAATCTAAGTAGGTAGGCATTTTACCTCGCCATCATCCATACAGCAGCTGTGTCGGGCAGCGTTACTGGTCGGTCAGGATGTCCGGTTAATGGTTCTGGCTTGGCTCACGATTAAATAATAGCACTGGTTAAGAAGTGCATATAAAAAGCCTGCTTTACGAGCAGACGATATTTAACTCAGAAATGGATAATAAGACAGGTGCCGGGTGCCTCCCGGTGACTCGTTACCAGTCATACGAGCCGCAAGCATATCTGCACTTAGCAGTTAACTGGATTGCCCCGCCGCTCAGGGGTATTCACCTGACTCTTAACCATAGCAAAAATTTGTCAGAATTCTAAAGTGTCGATGCTCAAACAGAAAACTGGAAGCAAGTTCCATTAAGCCATCGAGCGGCACGCTTCTGCGCAACGAAGGCAAGCTTCAGAGCATTTCTGACAATGTTCTGCTTCGTGCTTCCCACATTCTTCACCGCATTTCTGACAGACTTCTGCACAGACCCGGCATAGCGATCTGGCAAATTCACTATCAAAGGTCATAAATTGCGCTGCGAGCCGACAAATATTCGCGCACTGCATATCGAGTCTTATGCACTCACGCATCATATCCACTTGTTCTTCTTTCAGACATGAAGCAGCACAATAATCACAGGCAGCCGCGCATTTGTAGCAGGCTTCGATGCATTCAGCATGGTTAACTGGCATAGTTCGCTCCTTTCAGTCGTAAGCAGAAAACTAAGTCTGGTTACAGAAGTGCGATGATGCCAGTTAATAGGAGCGTTATTCCAAATTCGCCTAAATTGTAATTACAGGGAACGCATTCGAATAACGACCACCTTCATCAAACCCGGAACGACCGACGAGATCATGATGGTGTAAGAGGACCTTCCAGAACTTCTGCTTCGCCGTCATCACAAATGGGATCACCCTGCGTCAGGTGCCAAATACCGATTACGGTCTTACCCGTTTCAAGGTCTTCCGTTTCTCCATGGGTATAGTAGGCAACCTGAACTCTGCCATTGTGCTGTATCCAGTAAAATCCCTCTATCATGCAATTCCCTCCCTCACTGTGAGGAGAGTCTAACCATTGTGGTTACGGGCTGGTGTGAGAAATACTTAATTAAGAATGAAGCGATGCAATGGTCCGCCATCGAGGACTCGAACCCCGAACCACAGAGGTAGAAGCTCCGTGCTCTTTCCAGTTGAGCTAATGGCGGATAAAAAAGACCAGCAATGAATGCTGGTCAGGGTCATGCAGTTGTCTCTGCGTAGTGGGCGCTTCCCCACTCCAGTGTTGTAATCGTATCGAGAGCATTATCGAATGCCACAATCAGTTTAGCATCGCTAATGAATACCACTGCGGCTATTTATTCAATGAACTACTCTGATAATAAAAAACCCCGCTTAAGCGAGGTTTTTATTAATTTGTTAAGGCTTTTCGACGCTGCCATCGTGGCGCAGCTCTGCCAAGCATGAATGGATTATTCATTTTTCTGGCCCGTTTTCAACTCTATTTGAAAAATATTTAACATACATCTCACTTTTGTTCGGCTTCTATGTGTCGGCGAACAGCCAGAAAGACTTTCGCCTGGAAGATTTCAAGGCACCAGCGTACCCGCTTACGCGCTTCGCCGTCGGTTAGCCAGGGAGCCACGTGCTGCAACTCCCGGGTGATGTCGGATATCTTCTTGCGTGTGGTGTAAAACTGCAGGCCGACCAGGTATACCGGATCATGCTGGTCGAAGGTTTTCAACATGACCTGCTCGATGAAGTCAGCATCATCACGGCGCTCGCTCTCTTCAATTAGCTCAGACAGGGTTACCGGCCAAAGGATGGACCGGGCACGCAGTGCTGCCTGAACGCCACGGAATCCCTCCTCCCTTGCCTGCCCCAGCGCTTCAGTGATGTGCGATAGCTGGGTGTCTGACCACTCTGATTGCTTTACCTCAGACCAGAACTGACTGCAGTTCTCCAGCCGGTATTGCGCCCGCGTTTTCCCTCCGACGCATTCCCCCCAGACCGTCAGCAAGGATTTGACCCAGGCAGACTGAACACTCTTCAAGGGCGTGAACTTCCCGAGGTAACTTTTTCTCGGTGCTGCAGCAGCTTTACCCAAACCTTCGATATGAATGCGGCGTTGACGTGGTGTCATCCTGTACTGCTCCTTAAGCCAGAACGCCGAGCGCGTAGGCCCGGTCCAGCACTCTGATTATCATTGCCGGCTGACTTCCGTGCTTACGCTCGAATTTCACCGGGTCGTTATGTAGTTCGGTGTGGTGCTGGCGGCACAGGGGGATCGCGAATATGTCATGTGCCTTTGTTGCCATCCCTCCCTGGCCCCAGCCAATGAGGTGATGCGGATCATCTGACGGCCTGCCGCAGCACTCGCAAGGCTGCGTCTTAACCCATGCCAGATATTTGGGCTTATCCCAGCGGGTCCGCTTTGGCCGCTTCATGAGGTTCTGCGGGGATTCGGGATCCACAAGTACGCCCACAACTGGCTTAATGGCTGCTGGCGCACCTGCAGGTGTTGCAGGTGCTGCAGGTAGCGCTCGGGCCTTGTCGGCGATGATGCTGGTGGCCGGTACCGACGGTACGATCTCGCTCTCGCGGTACGTTTGTTTCTCCGCCGGCAGGCGCAATGCCTCGCGGGCAACGGATTCAGGCAGCGCGTCGGTGACACCGGCACGAACAGCCCACCAGCACAATTCAGCCAGTGATAATTCACGGGCTTTATCGAGCGCCAGCGCCACCCGGGCGATGTCCAGCACCCAGTCGATGACGTTCTGTCGCGCCAGCTCCGCCAGACGTTCGGTGTACTGTTCGCGCAGCCGGTTGTCACAGTGGCCACAAAGGAGAATCGCGCCGGGCTCATGCCGCATGGTGGTCAGTTCGTGATAGTGGTAATCGCTGTGCTGGTACTGGCAGGTGCCGCCGCCGTGGCGCAGCAACCAGTATTCCAGTCCAGCCAGCCCGCCAGCAGCGATGATCACCTTTTCGTGGAGGAAGAATGGGCGCAGCGCCGGGTTGGCCGCCAGCGGCTGTCGCAGATCGGGAACTCGCCCGGTCTCAAAGCTGGCCATGCTGGCAGGCTGGCTCTCCACCAGCACGCGCCCTGAGATGAACATGGGCATCAGCTCGCTGCCCGGCTTCAGCAGCACAACGCCCAGCTCCCGGGCGATAACCGGTTTCAGCAAGGCGCGCATCAGTCGATCTCCCCGATGATGATCTGCCCTGCTTCACCCCAGCGCTTCGTCACGCGAGAATCCCAGATATGGGCGTCATCCGCATAGATGGCATCCATCAGGGCTTTCTCCAGGTTATCTTTGTCGGGCTTCTGCTGATGGGGTTTCCCCGCCATCTCCTGGCGCTTCTTCTTGCTCCAGCTCGGTGGCATCGGGAGGATAAACGTAATATGAGCACCGGCTTCCGGTAGCTCGACCCCCAGCAGACGAACGTGATCGCAGAACGCGCGGTATCGGAGAACCTCCGGCCGCTTTTTCCACTTATCCGACCTTGTCATTCTGGGTTTGCCCATCGGGATGATGTTGTAGGTTTTCACGCTTCCCTCCAGAGCTTTTGCTGGAAGGTCTTATCCTGGCGCGGGGCTCTGTTAGCCTCAGGCAGATAAGCGGTGAGCGTCCAGTGGATGAGATCGAAATCGAGGCTTCGCACAGTTCGCACGTCATTGGCGCGATAGCGGGCCTCGAGCTCGTCCACTTCTTTCGTGGTGAGTTGCGTGTGAATGAAGCTGGTTTTCTTCATGCCGTCACCCCTGTGTGCGCAGGCAAAAAGAAACCGCTGATTCCGAATGGAACCAGTTTAAGTGCTTGTTTGGAAGGTTTTTGCGCCATGGTATCTCTCCAGTGGCGCAGCAGGTTGTCAGTTGTTCAGGCTGACTAGGAGACTATATCAGAAAGTGATGATGGGCGGTAACCTGCCTTCAAAAGCATCTCAGAAAACATCGAGAGATCACCGATGAGCTCATCAGGCTGCATGGGTCGGCAACTGAAGGTTTCTCCGCATCGATAGAACAGAACACGGTCTTCTGGTCCAAATTGATACGACGCCAAGATCTTCCCATCGGCACGACGAACCAAGTCGTACCACCCTTTCTGCAATGCCTCGCTATCACTCACGCAACCCCCTTCTTTGCTATCACCAAATACGCTCTCCCGGCGGGGAGAAATTCACTCCACAGAGCCAAAATACCAAATGGCGCAAATTTTCTAATAGGTTCGCCGGAAGAAAAATTCATTTTTCTCTGTAGCACTTTAACCATACAACAAAATACTGTATGCATAAGGGTCTTCCCTTGTTGTGGTGGCTGAAGGCATGATAATGGTGTATTTAATCGCCAGAGGTCACCGCCATGGATGAAAAGTCCCTCTACGCTCATATTCTCAACCTGTCCGATCCGTGGCAGGTAAAGTCCCTTTCTCTCGATGAAAATGCCGGTTCTGTTACTGTCACTATTGAGATCGCTGAAAACACCCGGCTAGCCTGTCCGACCTGCGGTAAATCCTGTTCTGTTCACGATCACCGTCATCGTAAATGGCGCCATCTTGATACCTGCCAGTTCACCACTATTGTTGAAGCCGATGTTCCACGAATTATGTGTCCGGAGCATGGCTGCCTGACGTTGCCTGTTCCGTGGGCTGGCCCCGGAAGCCGGTATACGTTGCTATTCGAATCGTTCGTTCTCTCATGGCTGAAAATCAGCACCGTTGATGCTGTCAGGAAGCAACTTAAGCTCAGTTGGAATGCGGTTGACGGCATTATGACCCGGGCAGTTAAGCGAGGTCTTGCCCGGATAAAAAAGCCATTATCCGCCCGTCATATGAATGTGGATGAGGTCGCCTTTAAAAAAGGACATCGTTACATAACGGTGATCTCCGATCGCGATGGTCGGGCGCTGGCCTTAACGGATGATCGCGGCACAGAGAGTCTTGCCGGCTATCTTCGCACGCTCACTGATGGGCAGTTGCTGGCTATCAAAACGCTCTCAATGGACATGAACGCGGGCTATATAAGAGCAGCGCGTATCCACTTACCCAGTGCGGTTGAGAAAATCGCCTTTGACCGCTTCCATGTGGCGAAGCAACTGGGCGAGGTAGTTGATAAAACCCGTCAGAATGAACATCCGCACCTCCCTGTTGAAAGCCGACACCAGGCAAAAGGAACCCGCTTCCTGTGGCAGTACAGCGATAAGTGGATGACCGAATCCCGGCAGGAAAAGCTGATGTGGCTGCGTGCACAGATGAAGCTGACGAGCCAGTGCTGGGCGCTGAAAGAGCTGGCAAAGGATATCTGGAACAGGCCATGGAGCGAGGAAAGACGGAGTGACTGGCAGAGATGGTTGGCGCTGGCGGCTAACAGTGACGTTCCCATGATGAAAAATGCCGCGAAAACGATAGGAAAAAGGCTGTACGGGATCCTGAATGCGATGCGACACAGTGTCTCAAACGGAAATGCGGAGGCACTTAACAGCAAGATCAGGCTGCTGAGGATAAAAGCCAGGGGATACCGAAACCGGGAGCGCTTTAAACTGGGGGTGATGTTCCACTACGGAAAGCTGAATATGGCGTTCTGAGCCTTCCCACCATGATCGGGGAAGACCCATGCATAAACAGTATTTATTCGTTTGGCTTAAGTATGCACATGAAGTACATGGCTGCGCAAGCCCATTCATCTGATTGATTTAAATAAATTTTATTGCTACTTCCGTGTAAAAAGTGATCGTTATTTTTAACAAAGGCTCACGTCAGAAATGTCGACCGTAAATATCTGTACGGAAAGCCTGGCGCCAGATAAATGGCAAAGATGTCACTATCGACAGAGGGTATTTTGTCTGCGTCAGAGGGTGTCTCGTTGGTAATTTGTTGCTGCCCTGTGTCTATTTAATAATCGATTTCATAGATCAATATTCTTGTATCGATCGGTATTATCGATCATGCTCGAATCATCTATTCGCCGGGCGTGAAAAAGGCCTCCGGAGAGGCCATGGCTGTCGATAGGGGGATTCCCATATCGCTTGAATGGTCTGTTTATGGCCTGACGGGACTATAATCCTACTAAAAATGGGTATTGAAACAATTAGTTACCATTGTAAAATTATACGACACGCCCATGGAAGGTACAGCAATTACAACAGCCTCAGTACTACATCGAACTATATAATAACTATAAAAAAATTTGCGCGTCAGTAAACGGTTTCCTTCATTAAAGGTGTTGTCATGTCTCAAGAGCCCACTGCAGGCCAATTTTTTTGGGGTATTATTCTTTTTGTTATCACTGCAATTCCTCTTGGATGTATCGGAGTTGCTATGTTGGTGATGGCGCAAGGGATAGAGCGTTGGTCTGGTCTTGTTTTCTTAGCTATTGCTTTTGGCATTAGCCAGGGCATCTGGAAAAAGCTGTCTGGAAAATAACTAAGAATCCACAGAATAAAGCAGGATTATTATCCTGCTTTTTTTTCGCGTGCTATTTAGCCAATCTTCTGCATCAGTCCTTCACAAAAATTATCCAGTGGGTCTTGTCGTTCTTCCCGGTGCGCTGTCCAATGATTGGCTTAACCTTTGTCAGCGCCAGAATCTGGCTGACAGGGATCTGCGTTTCGTTCCATTTGAAGATGAGAACGCCGTGTGGCCGCAAGACCCGGAACGCCTCAGCAAACCCGGCGCGCAGATCTTCGCGCCAGGTGTCTTTGTTCAACCTCCCGTATTTCTTACCCATCCAGGCATCGTCACCGACGCGTTCAAGATGTGGCGGGTCGAACACCACCACAGGAAAAGTATTGTCAGGAAACGGCAGCGCACGGAAGTCGGCGATCAAATCCGGACTGATCACCAGGTGGCGCCCGTCACAGAGGGTGTGTTCCTCAAAGCGGATATCGCTGAACACCGCTCGCTCATCCTGCTTATCGAACCAGAACATGCGGGAGCCGCAGCACATATCCAAAACGGTTTGCTCTGCCATGCTCACTCTCCTTCAACCTTGCGCCCACAGCGCGGGCAATAATTGAATTTACGGGCGTACCCGGGGTGCGGAACGGCAAAGCGTTTTGTCTTCTCGTTCCATTCATCGATCACCCGGTCGAAAACTGCGTTAGCTTCGGTCCAACCGCCGACATAAACCGGAGTGGTGCCGATCATGCCGGTTACACATTGCTCGCATTTGTCAGCCATACACCTACTCCCCCTTGTTGCTGATGCCAGCGGCGGCGCAAGCTTCACGGATTTCGCTTTCGCAGTGGATCATGGCGCAGTTATAACCAGCCCCAAATGATGGGGAGTACTTTTTGCCATCGCGGTGGGAACCCATTTCATCCAATGGCATACGCTGAAAGGTAACTTTGAGCGCCCGTGTCTCCAGTTCAGCGATCCGCTTCTGTGCCGCGCCGAGCGTCTTTCCCAACCCGGCGTTTGTGTTTTCCAGCGATTCGATACGGTCTGCCTGCTGGTTGATATGGTCGTCCTGCACGGCGTTGACCGTTGCCAGCGCATCCCTCTGCTTCGTCATCTCGCGCAGCGCAGCGGTGGTACAGTCCAGCCGTTCGGCCAGGCGCGAAACAATCTTCGCCATATCGATGATCGGCGTGTCGGTGCTCATCGCCTTCGCAAACTGATGACCAACGGCCACCAGCTCTTTGTTGTTCAGTGAATCATTCATGCCCGTGCACTCCCGATAATTTTGTGGATCTGATAGCCCTGCCAGTTCTGGCGGCAAACGTCTGCAATGCTGGGCCGCTGGCGCGCCACCGGCAGTGGCTTAATGCGCAACTCTCCGCCCGGCTGCATGACGTAGACCGGGTGGCGGCACTGGCCGATATTCTTCACAGCACCAGCAGCAACGAGATGCTCCAGCAGGCGGCAGGCCTTTTTGCTGTCGCAGCCAAGCAGCCGGCGAACCTGACGCGGGGTTATCTCCCCGCTGCGCTGGATGGCGCGGATGATTGTCCAGAGGTTGTTACTGGCCATCGGCTATGCCCTCCCCGCCTGGCGCAGGCACTCTTTGCGGCGTTTGGCGATACGGGCAACCTCCACAGAGCTGCAGGCAATGCCAAACATGTCCGAATACACCGCTGCAGCGCGGCGCCACAACCCCTTTTCTTCCAGCGCTTTTGCCTTCTGCTCAGCAGCCTGCATCTTGATCGGGTCGCTTTTCTCCTCCATGCACGGAAGGATCACATCCGGTATATCGGCATGCGGAACCGCCGCATAGGTATACTGGACGCTGTTGCGGGAACGGGTTATCACTCCGTCGTCACTCAGTTCGCGCAGCAGCTTGCCCGCTGTTGCACCTGACATATCCAGTGCTTCAGAAACGTCGCCGACGGCGCAGTTCGGTTGGTAGCGCACAAACACTGCCACCTGCTCTTTCTGGGTTAATGGTTTAGTCATTGGTCATCACTCGATTTAGTTGGTTAAACCTGCCGCTTTGCGGCGTTTGTACTCTTCCATCAGCAGCTGTGCCGGAGTTGGCCCTGCCGGGTGCTGCGGTGCTGCAAGCTGGCGGCGAATCGGCGGTACCGACAGGCCGTTACTGACGTGCTTGCTCCATTTCGTTAACAGCTTTTCTGCCAGTTTTTTAAGCTCCCCCTCTGTCATCTGGCGCTCCACGCCCGTTCTGCGCATCTCAAGGCAGATGTGATACAGCACCGGCTGCGGCCACGGATATTTATCGCTACCTGAGTATCGGTAGGATTCGTTACGCCAGCGGCGGTACTCACCCATGACACTGTCGGACGTCAGGCCGAAGTGGTTGGCGCCGCTCTCTGAAACGAGCGATACAAACTCAGCGAGATCAGGCGGCCATGTGTTTCCAGCGGCGCAACGCTCCATGCACTGCTGGCAGACCAGCTTGATTTGCTTTTCAGTCATCGAACCTATCTGGGCTATCCAGAGCGCCGAAGGCTCCGCCCCATTCTTCTGCGTCCACCGGTTCGAGAATATTTCCCCCATGACCTGCCACAGGCGCCATGCCGTTTCCGTTGCCATCAAGTCCATTGCGGCGTCTCCACTCTGCGTGGGCTGACTGAATCTGCTGAACAGCCCTGGATGCTGTAGGCTCTCCCCTAACTCCTGCATTGTCCTTACCTCCGGTTTCCGGTTGTTTTTTCGATCTCACCAGCACGATGTGCCGTGCGAATTTTTGCTCCCACTGAACCTGGGTGAACACCTTCCCCTCTGACTCCCAGTACGACGCGAACTCAGCGAGCTCTGTGGCAAGGTAATCAGGGTCAGGCAAAGCTATTCCCCACATCGCCGCGCGCTGGCGAAAATCTCTGGATGGTAGCCAGGCGCTGGTCATTGTGAACTTACCGATCGGCTCATCCAGACCCTCAAGGTATCGGGCTGCAGTTGGCTCCGCTGGGGGCTGACCCTCTTCCGATTTTTCTTTCGCGCCCTCGTTAAGAGAGGGGTTTAGATCTTCTCTTCTCTTCTCTTCTCTGGTCCGCTTTTTGTCTGCATCTGATGCGGACAACTTGCGGACATTTCGTTTTCTGTCTGCCTCCTGCGCACGCCGTTTTGCGGACTGCCCGTTATGCTCAGAAAATCTTGGCATACAGAGACTTACATCAGTCGATTCAAGCCAGCCGACAGTGATAAGAGCCTGAGCGAAACCTTCAAATCCGATCATGTCGTTCAGAGTTTTTGGGGAGTAACCTTCCAGCTCTCCATCTACTGAGTGGGCATCAAACAGACACCATGTCGCATGAAGTGCGCCGACAACGCGCAATCTGTCCGCATCCAAAGCGGACGCAATGCGGACGACTTTGGGGTGTGTGTGCAAATCAGCACGCATCTTGATCCAGTCTCCAGCCATTACCGCTCTCCTGCCGTGGATGATTTATTGGTCATTGATCAAAACTCGATTACGTAAATAGCGGAGCCAGAGCCTGCAGGTGAGCAATCACCACGCCGGCCAGTTCTCCTGGCAGCAGGGCTGCGTTGGCAAGAAGGTTTTCAAAGCCCTCTTTCGCCTGCTTCTTGGTTGGCAGGCCCAGTAACTTCGCCTGGTGGTGCTCGCCGCACTCTTTTATCGCGTCGGCCACCAGCTCAATATCGGTTTTACCCTGACGGAGGCCATGCTTTCTGGCGATCTCTATCGGCATCGCCACGCTGATCGCATTCGCGAGTTGCATGACATAAGCCGTGTACTTGCTGGAATTGGTTTCGTTTTTCAGATAGCGATAAAGGTTCTGTTTGTTCACAGTGATCCCACGCCCGCCCTCTTTTGCCCACTGCTCGGCCACCAGCTGTGTAACAATGTCCTGCGCCTGGCCGGGCAAAGTAAGCTCCCATTCACGAACGGCTGTAAGGATCGCATGACGCCGCAAATTGTCTCTGCGGCGAGGCTCATACTGATTTTTAGTTTTCAGCGGAGCGATAGCCTTTTGGTTATCATGCTCATAAGTAATGGCTTGCATTTGAACTCCTTAACCATCTGTTAGTGGTGGGAAAACCTCATCTAATGAACAGCGCGCCCCCAGAGCATTAAGCGCGGCTACGATGCGGCGGGAATCTTCAAGGCTTGGCGTTCTCAGATTCGATTCATAGTTCGCCAAACGCGGTTGGTTCCAACCAATCTGTTGTGCAAGCGCCAGCTGGGAAATGTTTGCTTTTTTGCGATAGTGAGAAATTAGGTTCATCCGACTCTCCTGTAAGATGTGAACATTATTCACATATCGTGAATTGCATGTCAACATAATCGTGAATCGATAAAGATTCACTATGCGTGATAAAATCGACTCATGAAGACAATTGCAGAACAGATCGGCGAGCGTATTAGAACGCTTCGCATTCAAAAGGGATTGAGCCAGGCCCAGGCTGCAAAATTATGTGGTTGGTCAGCTGCGTCTCGTCTCGCCAATTACGAATCCGGGTTGAGGAACGTTGGTGCTGACGATGCAATGGTTTTAGCCAGAATATTAGGCACTTCACCAGGCGAACTGCTATTCGGTGAGCGTGGAGATGAAGATAAATGGCTTACAGAAAAACAAAGAGTAATGCTCAATTTGTTCAAACAATTACCTGAAACTGAGCAAGACAAGATGATTGATATCTTCCAGGTCAGGCTTAAAGAAATTGATGAATACGTTGAGAAGTACCTTCGCGGAAGATTCAAGCCGATGGATGACCAGTCTGATACAAACAGCTAATTAACTCATACCATCCATAACCAGCCACCCGGCTGGTTTTTTTTCGTCCTTAAATCAAAATCATCACATTTTGTGAAAAATAAAATTCACTTTTTGTATTGACGTAATATTCACGCCATGTGAAACTTCGAGCACACCAAGCAGCAAGTAAGTCATCAAGGCAGGACGCCCACGTAGTAGCTGCCGGCGGCATATGAAACACCGGATGAGATGACCCCAATAATGCGCAGCAGGCTTTACCGTTCCGTCGGCCAGACGCAAATGGCAACAAGGAGATGACCATGATCGACTATGCACGTATCCCAGTTAAACAGCAGGCTATTCGCCTCAACATCGTTGAAGTCCTGATCCGCAAGTTGTGTTACTTCATGGCGCAGAAAGGCAATCCAGAGCTCAACGCATGACCTCGTTTTTCGCCTTAATCGTTACCGTCTGCGCCCTCACCGGGGAATGCTCAGACATCATGCTCGGCGTTTATAACACCGAGGCGGTTTGTGAAGCAGCTGCCGCAGAGCAGCACGTAAAAGGACAGTGTTACCCGTACAAACCGGCTGACGACCAACAGCCAGCGTTACATTTTTAATCGAGTTTTGACCAATGGCCTGACTGGCCCTGAAGGGATCCATTATGGAATTTGGAATGAAACGAGTGATGGCATCTGTCCAGGCTGTTGCGGTTCTGGAAAGAATCTACTGCGGCAAGCCAGTGCCCCTCGCCACACTGAGTAGAGAATCGAAGCTCTCGGTTTCCTACCTGGAGCAAATTTTTAAGCGGCTGCGCAGCGGCAAGCTGGTCACCTCACACAGAGGACCGGGCGGCGGATATAGCCTTCGTGAAGGTGATATCTCAGTTTCAGCAGTCATCCGCGCAGTCAGCAAGATCCCGTCGAATACCACGTTCGACCCGGTGCTTGATGCACTTGATGGAGTGCTTATCTCTCAGCTGGCGAACAAGCCCGGCGCCCAATAAGCACAAAACCCGCGCAAGGCGGGTTAAGTACCCGGTCAGCCGACCAAAGCTTTCCGGAATCGAGTTTTGACCAATGACCACTACCTAAGCAGCGCTCATCAGCTGTTGGGTATCTTACACCCAAACGAGGCTCCAAGATGGAATTTTTTTATCATATTAAGGCGACCCAGAAATCGGGCAAACCTGACGGCGTAATCTGGTTTACAGCCAAAACCGAATCGCGCGCAGCGCTGCAACTTGACGTTGAACTGGAAGATGCAGGTATCGAAACAGGTCGCGGGAAAGACTACCTCAAGCCGATCCGTACAGACATGCCGGTTGTGGATGATCTGCCCGCAGAAGCTGTCGTTTGCTTTGAGTTCTGTAAACGCTACACCCTGGCCGACGACCAGCGCACCTGGAAGGTGATCCCCGACGCCGCAACTCAGGGTGAAACCACCCTCGCCCCGGCGACCACCAGCGATGCGGATCTGCCTGCCGTGCCGGTAACCACCACTGACACCGTAGACGCCGGCAACACCTCCCTGCTTGAAAATCGCAACCCGGCCGTCCGCTATGCCGTCCATCTGCTTGGCGACAAATACCATTCGGAGATCAGCCAGGAGCAGCTGATAGTCGCTAATGAGCTGGTGATGGATGAGGAAATTGTTTACTTCCAGAACCTGCTGCAGGCCAAAAATGATGTTCCTGATGTGAGCGATCTCAGCCTGCATACCGAGTGGAAACTGGTGCAGGCCGTCAAAGACGTTTTCCCGCAGGACAAAGAACACGAACCCGCGCTGCTGGCCGCCTTCATGTCGGGCTGGATTAACGCCGATGATCGCAATCAGCTGGTTGAGGACTGGAAGAGCGGCAAGCTTCCAGCCTGGGATGAGGCCCCTAAACCCCTGTATGAACATGGCCTGCAGATCAGCGAACACGATACCGGAGGAGCCCACTACCCTGTTTGCAAAATGCCATTCCGCAAACAACTGCTGGCCCAGCTGACGGTGGACGAACTGCGCCGCCACATCACCCGCAGCGAGAATGCGGAACTGCACGCGCTGGAAATGGATACGGATAATGGTTATGTACAGGATCTGCTGCTCGCCGCTGAAAATTTCCCGGAAGTTAAGGCTTTCGATACCAAAGACCTGTGGCGTTACACGAACGCCATTCGCAAAGTGTTCAGCATGGATAAGCGCCATGAGCTGGGCCTGCTGCTGCAGTTCACTAAAGCCTTCGTTACTACCCCTTATATTGACCGCGGGATCCTGACGCGCGAATGGGCCGCCGGCAACCGCATCAATCACGTGCAGCGCACCGACGCTGGCACTAATGCCGACGGCGGGTACGTAACTGACCGTGGAGAAGGCGCGTACCACACACTGGACACTCTCGATTCCGAGATTGCCTGCGCTCTGCTGCCGATGGATTTCAACTATCGGGAAATCCCCGGCGGCATCGCGCGCCGCGCCAAAGAAATCATCGAGAAAAAAGAAGAGCCATGGAAATCGTGGAGCAAAATCCTGCGCAACCAGCCCGGCGTTCTGGCAGTGAACCGCGCGGCCATCTTCAACCTGGTGCGCATCGCGCCGGAGAACATCCATCTGACGCCTGCTGCTCACCTTGAGTTCGTCAACCAGACAATGACGGCTGAGTTTAATGCTGCAACTGAGTTGCTGCCACTGCCTGCGCCAGCTGCTGAACCTGAGGTACCGGCAACACAGCCGGGCGGCGGCGGAAAGACCGATCGCAACCCTAACTACAAACCCGACTTTGACGGGCTCGATACTGAGATTGCGCTGGCAACGCTGTCAGCGGATTTAAATATTTACGACATTCCAAGTGATGTTTTCCTCCAGGCGAAGGCTATCATCGCAGCGAAAGACAGCCCGTTTAAAGAATGGTCTGAAGCTTTACGCGCAACACCCGGCATTCTTGATTATTCCCGAGCTGCAATTTTTGCGCTGATCCGTAGCGCTCACCCTGAGCACTACAAACAGCCTGGGCGTCTTGCCGGATACATCAACGCGAATCTCACCGAAACCGACCACGAGAATCCTACAGCGGAAATGCTGACGGCAGCTCGCCACACCCCAGATGTTAGCTGGGAAAAGGAAATTAACAAGAAGATTGAAGCGGAAAAAACCGCCGCCAGCCAGCCGCAGGTCGCAAACCTCGGTGGCGGCATGTTCTCCATCGAAGGTCTGATGAACGAAAACCAACCAGAAAATGATGACCGTTCACCGATTACAGAGGAGAGCACCAGCGATGTGCAGATGGAAGAGACTAACCCGGAGGAAGGAGAAAATATTGGCGAGGTTCCACCAGGCGAAAGCGCTGATGCAGTTGATCCGCAAACAGATGCCGTAGCTGAGATTTTTTGCACCGGCTGTGGTGGCTGCCCAGACTGTGGCACCGTGGCTGGGGACGCAACCTATGCAGCGATGGAATCGGGTCTGAAAGAGGAGCTGGAAGAGCTGGGCCCTGATACCTCAAACACGAAAACCATGTTCACGCACCTGATGGTGGATCTCGAAACCATGGGCAAAAAGCCGGGCGCGCCGATCGTTTCAATCGGGGCCGTATTCTTTGACCCGTCCAGCGGGAAAACCGGCGCTGAATTTTACCAGGTGATTAACCTCGAATCGTCGATGTCCTTCGGAGCCAGGCCGGACGCCAGCACCATCCTCTGGTGGCTGAAGCAATCGCCGGAAGCACGATCTGCAATCGTGGTGGATGACACGGTCGGTCTGGTGGAAGCGCTGGAGCAATTCCTCGACTTTATCGCTGAAAGCGCGGCTAACGGTTCGAGGACTGTTCAGCTCTGGGGGAATGGTAGTTCGTTCGATTGCTCGCTTCTGGAGGCGGCATTCGAGTTGGCCGACACGCCATTCCCGATCCCGCACTGGAACTACCGGGACGTGCGTACCGTCGTCGAACTGGGCAAAGCTGTTGGGCTGAACTCGCGCTACGACATCCCTTTTGAGGGGGATCAGCATAATGCCCTGGCGGACGCCCGCCACCAGGTTAAATACGTTTCGGCTATCTGGCAGAGCCTGACTCAAAACTGATTATCCGTTTTCACTAACAGCCAGCTGCAGCGGCTAATGTTGTAGCTGGCGGCATCGGAGTTATGTATGCCGCAAATCATTTTCGACGCAGAGTGGATGGTTGAAGCAGGGCTTAGTGAAAAGACCGGCTTGTCCGAAAGGCAAATTAAAAGCTATCGGTTGAACTTATGGATCGAAGGTGTGCACTTCAAGCACCTTACTGCCCTCGGGGAAACTGATAATGCTAAGGAAGGTGCGAATAAGCAGGTCATTTCTTCCCAAGCTGACTCGCTGATTAAAATTTCGCGGATCTGGGCCGATTTTTTTCCCGCAAACACATCGAATCAGCCTATTTAGGCTATTTTTTCCACCATTTCTGGCGTTATTTCCGGTTTTTACTGAGATCTCTCCCACTGACGTATCATTTGGTCCACCCGAAACAGGTTGGCCAGGGTGAATAACATCGCCAGTTGGTTATCGTTTTTCAGCAGCCCCTTGTATCTGGCTTTCACGAAGCCGAACTGCCGCTTGATGATGCGAAACGGGTGCTCCACCCTGGCACGGATGCTGGCTTTCATGTATTCGATGTTGATGGCCGTTTTGTTCTTGCGCGGATTCTGCTTCAAGGTTTTTACCTTGCCGGGACGCTCGGCGATCAGCCAGTCCACATCCACCTCGGCCAGCTCCTCGCGCTGTGGCGCTCCTTGGTAGCCGGCATCGGCTGAGACAAATTGCTCCTCTCCATGAAGCAGATTACCCAGCTGATTGAGGTCATGCTCGTTGGCCGCGGTGGTGACCAGGCT